GATCTACCTCCTCGGCGCCGAGGACAGTGGTGTCCCGCCCGAGATTCTGGGTGCGGCCTCCTCGGTCGTCTCGATTGATTCGCAGTATTGCTTGAACGTCGCCGTCGCTGGGTCGATCGTCATGTACGACAGGCAAGTCAAGCGGCGGTGATCCCGCGAGCCAAGATCAACGGCCTCCTACAGGCCCTAGAGCGCGACCACCTCGTGCGCTTCAACATCGGCCGCACGATCGAGTACATCGACTGCCCGAGCTGCGAAGGCAGCCGAAAGACGGCGCCGGTCACGAAGCACTCGGCGGTAATCGTCGCCGAGAAGCCCTGCGAGCGCTGCGGCGGCAAAGGACGTATGCTGCTGGTCACCGGTCTTGCTGGCGGCACAAGCCGCTACCGCCTAGATATGCCAGGCGAGGTCGATCGCGCCTATGCGATGGCCCTCAACGGTCCGGCGCCCAAGCCGCAGCCGAAAAGCGACAAAGACTTTGGGGATGATCCGCCGTGGTGAGCGCATGGGGTCTATCCGAGCGTGAGAAGAAAGCACTGATTCTGCGTACGGCTGGGAAGCCGTATCGAGTGATCGGGGAACGGCTCGGTGGGATGAGTCCGACTCGGGCTGAACAGATCGTGATCCAAGCTAAGCGAAAGCTCGCGATTAGCGATCCGTCGAGTGATCCCGTGCGTCTGCGCTCGCGACAACTGGATCGCACCTTGCGGGCACTCGTCGCAATTAGGGATGCCCTATAAAGCTTTTCGGGCGGGGGCGGGGTTAAATCGGATACCCGCCGGCCCTCAGATAGGGCACCCGCCCGGTAGCGCCTATAGACTGCATCCATGTCTTCCGGGGTGGTGTAACGAGGCGATCCACAAATCAGCACGGCCGATACGAAGCTAATCCCGCGGGCGTCATGAACCCGTTTCAATCGCTTGGATAGATCTGGGACCGAGCAGGAGGCTGAGCAGGTGACAAATCGGAAGTCCTGCCCCCGGAAGACTGTTGGGGTTCGCGGGTCGGGCGGAGCGCTCTCCATGTGGGGGCGCCCCGCTCTTTTACGCTTCGCCTGTGGAGTTTGTGACCGTAAAGGACGTAGAGCTTTGCAGCGCAGGCATGGCATGGCCGAGTGCAGGCGGCCCAGTCACCCTGACGCTGGAGCACATCGCCGACTGCGTGCGCGCAGGCGAAGATTCGCTGATAACGCCAGCGCGGCTCAAGATCGGCCATACCGATCCGCGTTTCGCTGACCCAAACGATCCGGGCCACGACCCCTTCTACGACGGTGAACCGGCATATGGCTCGATCGCCAATATGCGGCTCACGAACGACGGCGCAACGGCGACGGGCGATTACATCAACGTGCCGAAGTGGCTCGCCGACTGCCTGCCTAGCGCATACCCGTCCCGCTCCGTTGAGGGCGCGTATACGATTGCGGAAGGGTCCGGCGGGGAACTGACCGCATCCTGGGACGTGGAGACTCCCGGCGGAAAGAAATACAGCTTCGTCCTGACGGCGAATTCGCTGCTCGGCGTATGCGCCCCTGCGGTCAAAGACATTGAGGATCTCCAGTTCCGCCTCACGGAGGGTCGAGGCGTGATCGTGACCGGCGATCCGAAGGCCGGGGGGGTGCCAATCGCTGTCAGCATGGGGGCCGTGCCGAGCGCCGTTTCCCTTGAGGCCGATATCGACCAAGTCATCGACGCTTTCTGCGCCGAATTCTGCATAGACGAGCACTATCGATGGTGGCCGCGCTCGATGCGGGTCGATCCGAACGTAATCGTCGCCGACGACGACGAAGGCTCCCTCTTCTACGTCGCCATCGAAACCGATGCTGACCAAAACATCACCTTCGGGACGCCCGAACGTCGCCTCCAGGCCTTTATCCCCGCTCCCGAGGCAGCAGCGGTTCTCTCGGCTGCGGCTATGCAGCCCCCGACTCATGGTCGCACGGTCGCGGTTTTCTCAAGTCGAGAGCAAACCCCGCTGGCCGGTAAACGTCCGCTCGCCGCGATGGAAGTGACGAAATCCGACAGCTGCCCCGCCGATATGCCCTGGGCGGTCATGGACGGCGACATGAAGGTGTCCTGCCACGCCACCAAAGGCGAGGCCGAAGAACGAATGCGCGAAATGCAGGGCATGAGCGCCTCTCAGGGGGGGGGTAGCGGCTCCGGTAACACTTCCGGCATGGACTTCTCAGAGCTTTCCGACAAGCAGCGCACCCGCCTGTGCGCCTCGCTTGAGCTGGCGGCCGACGCGACCGATGAGCAGATCGGCGCGGCACTAGAGGCCGACCCCGAGCAGCCTCCGGCAACCGAGCCGCCCGCCCCCGACGATCCGAAGACCCCTGAGACTCCCGAGGAGCCGGAGGAGAAACCCGAGGAGCCGACGGTGCCGGTCGATAAGACCGTCCTCGCCGAATTGACGGCGAACTCCGAGCTTGGCCGACAGGCCCGTGAGAAACAGGTCGCCGACCATCGGGAGAAAGTTCTGGCCACGGCGCTAGACGACGGCAAAATCACCCCCGCCTCCAAGAGCGCCTGGGCGAAAAAGCTGAAAGCCGCTCCAGAGGCGACCGAGGCCGAGCTGGCCGAACTGCCGAAGAACCTCGTTCCGGTCAAAGAGATCGGCCACGGCGGCTCTACGACCGATGGGTCAGCGGCACCCTCCGAGGCGGAGTTCTCCGCCATGTTCCCCGGCCGCACGAATAGGAAGGCAGCGGCATGAGCCTTGAGGCGATCGCCCGATTCAAGCCCGGCGAGAACGTATCGGTTCGCGCCAAAGCCGCGATAGTCGCGGGCCGCTTCGTCCAGGTCGTCGGCTACGGCGTTGACCGCTCTTACGAAGGCGAACACGCCTCCGCTGGCGATCCGCACCCCTTCGGCGTCTCCCAGCGCTCCTCTTCGAACCCCGCGACCGAAGATCCGCGCTCCGTGGATCTACTCGTTGAGTGCGTCCGAACGAACTCCGTCGCCCGGATCGAGGCCGGAGAGGAAATCTGCGCTCCTACCGACGTTGCGGTCGGAGCCGAAGGCAAAGCCGTAGCGGCGGATGCCGCAGTCGCCGCGAGCCTGACCACCGGCACGGTCGGCGAAAACAACGGGATCGTCTGGACCGCGAAAGAGACCGGCACCGCCGGCAACTCGCTATCGGTCGAAATCTTGAACACCGGCAAAGAAAAATCGCTCTCGGTGGACGTGGACGGCGACAAAATCGTCGTGACCGCCGCGACCAACGGGACCGGGGCGGGTGAAATCACCTCCAAAGCCGAAGACGTGATCGCCGCGATCAACGAGCATGACACGGCTTCCCAGCTGGTGAGCGTCGCCAACAAAGGCACCTCGACCGGAGCCGGAGTCGTCAAAGCGGTCGCGACCACGAGCCTTGCGGGCGGCACCGAACCCACCAGCGGCGCTCTTGCGGTCGGCAAGGCCCTCACTTCGGCCGAAAAAGCCGGAGAACTCATTGAGGTCAGCCTCTACTAGGCAAGGAACCCTGAACTTATGCCCGACCCACAGAATCCGGTAGCACAGCCCCTAGGCGGGGTGCAGGTCAATGGCACCACGATCATCATTGACACCTACGTCAATCCTCCCACCAAGATCCCGACGCGGATCCGCGAACTGGTAGAAGGCGATGAGGGCTACTTCATCGAGGAGGTCTTCGGTTCCCTCGGCTCGCCTGTTCAGGGTGGCGCGGTGGTCGTCGAAGAAACCTTCCCGGAAGATTTCTTTCTCTAGGAGGGTGGTCAGCCCGCCCCGCGCGCCCCAGGCGCCGAGGCCCCGCGTCTGGCCTCAAGTCGCCACGAACCGAAAGTGCGCCGCCCGGAGTCGTGGGCCGGCTCGATCGAGGTAACCGACGAGGCCAAGCAGCGCAACGACATCATCGCCGTGCGCAACCAGTTCATCAAAGCGGCCAACACCTTCTCCCAGATCGTCCAGCTTCGCGGGATCGAAGTGCTGATGGACTTCGTCGAAAGCTCCGGCCGCTCGCTGGAATCGAAAGTCAACTGGCACGAATCCCATTCCGAAGGCGTCACCTTCACCGACCCGCTGAAAATGCCCGCCTTCGACGTGGCCCGGGTGCTCAAACAGTTCCGCGACGACAAAGTCGGCGTCCGCCCCGACACGGTGCTGATGAACACCGAAGAACTGCTCTACCTGGAAGCCTTCTATCCCGGCGTCGGCGGCATGCTGAGCCTGGAGCAGATGTTCTCGCGCCAGGGGATCAACCGCGTGATCGGCACGCCGCTGATCGAAGTCGGCAAAGTCCTCTACTGCAAGGCCGGAGCGCCCGGCGTGATCGGCTGGGAGCTTCCGATGAGCCAGGAGTTCGTCCGCGAGGGCCAGCGCAAAACCGATGTCTACGTCCTTGAGTGCCGCCCGGTCTACGCGGCCTTCGACGCCTCGGCCGTGCTGATGCTCGAAGGGACCGACTCCTGATAGTTTCGGAACCAGAATTCACAAGCGCGCCTCTTGAACGCGCCACGCTGAGCGCCCGGCCCTTGCGCCGGGCGCTTGCGTTTTGTAATCTAGGCGTATGACCGACAAGCGACTGGCCCAGACCGAGCATCCCTACTACTGCGTGGAAGTCGAGCCGACCGAATGGAATAGCTGGGCCGACTTCCTCGATGAGTTCGGGGATTCCGATCCAGACCTAAACCTCGTTGTCCGCTGGGACTGGCTCAAGCGCGAGGACCCGGAGGAAGAAGTCCCGCCAGAATAC